ATGGCTGATTTGAGAAAAGCAGCGCGTGGTCGGGAATGCCAGGTAAGAATCCCTGGCGTATGTAATGGCAACCCTGAAACGTCTGTACTGGCACATATCCGGCTGACTGGATTGTGCGGCACCGGTACGAAACCGCCAGACCTGATTGCCACCATTGCATGTTCTGCCTGCCACGACGAAATCGACCGCCGCACGTATTTTGTTGACGCTGGATATGCAAAAGAATGCGCGCTGGAAGGTATGGCGAGAACGCAGGTTATCTGGCTGAAAGAGGGGGTAATTAAGGCGTGAATACTTACCACATCACACTACCCTGGCCGCCGAGCAATAACCGCTACTACCGCCATAATCGAGGGCGCACGCACATCAGCGCAGAAGGGCAGGCATACCGCGATAACGTCGCCCGAATCATTAAAGGCTCAATGCTGGATATCGGTCTGGCTATGCCTGTGAAAATCCGCATTGAGTGCCACATGCCGGATCGCCGTCGCCGTGACCTGGATAATCTGCAAAAAGCCGCTTTTGACGCACTCACTAAAGCAGGTTTCTGGCTGGATGATGAGCTGGTCGTTGATTACCGCGTTGTGAAGATGCCTGTTACCAAAGGTGGGAAGCTGGAACTGACCATCACTGAACTGGGAGATGAATGATGTTTGAGTCTTATATGGCAGAACGTCTTCGCCGCCGCTGGGTGCGCCTGCGCTTATATCGTTTCCCCGGTTCTGTTTTGACCGATTACCGAATACTGAAGAGTTACGCCAAAACCCTGACAGGAGCAGGAGTATGAAGTCAGAGATAACAATCAACTAATACTGTTTTGTTGATTTTTGCTTGTAATTGGCGTTCTGGTCTGATTTTTGTGGAGTAAGTTGATGCGTGATATTCAGATGGTTCTTGAGCGTTGGGGAGCGTGGGCTGCAAGTGGTAACACCGGGGTGGACTATTCTCCGATCGCTGCCGGATTCAAAGGACTTTTACCATCTGCCACTAAACCACGTCCGGCCTGCTGCGATGATGACGGACTTATCATTGAAAACTGTCTTGCTCGTCTGAAGCAGAAAAAACCTGAGGAGTATTCGCTTCTCATTGCTCATTATTTGTTGCGAATATCAAAAAGACAGATAGCCAGGACGAGAAAGAAAAGCGAAAAAGCAATACGAATTGAGATGCAGATAGCCGAAGGGTTTATTGACGGATGTTTGTCTGTGCTGGGGGTAAGACTGGAGATGGACGACTGGCTGCTAAAAAAGTAAAAAATGATTAGTGCGGTCCGCAAAAAGTATGTCAGTATGTTAAGAGTGGTTACTTCGCCACACAGCTTAAACCCGCCGCGAGCGGGTTTTTTTATGGCTGAAATCGGTCCAGTACAGTAAACGTGCTGGTGGCGGTGAATACCTGTCTTTCAGCTTGCTGGCTTTTTCGACAAGAGTTATTGGTGTGTCACGTTAACCGGAAAAGGGAAAAAGACATGCTAAAACAGCAGGATATGACAGAAACCGCCAGAGTGGTGTTTAATGAATTAAGCGTTAACGACCCGGCGACAGTCGGGGAGATTGCGCAGAATACTTACCTTTCACGCGAACGCTGCCAGTTAATACTGACCCAGCTGGTTATGGCGGGTCTGGCAGACTATCAGTTCGGTTGTTACAGACGCCTTCCGCAGTGAAGGCTTTTTTATTTGTGGTAAATGGGCGGCTGGTGGGTGTTAGGGGCACCCACCAGCCATCTGCTCATGCGTTGGGTTCACAAGCAAACCTCAGGCCCACTGCTTTGCGCAAAAGCAGAATGAGCCTATCAGAGACAGGCTTAATGTTCCATGCTTAATACTGTAAAAATATCCAGTTGTGAGTTAATCAACGCCGACTGCCTGGAATTTATCCGGTCGTTACCCGAAAATTCTGTTGACCTGATAGTCACGGACCCGCCGTACTTTAAAGTGAAGCCTGAGGGCTGGGATAACCAGTGGAAGGGCGACGATGATTACCTGAAGTGGCTGGAGCAGTGTCTGGCGCAGTTCTGGCGGGGGCTGAAACCTGCCGGAAGTCTTTACCTGTTCTGTGGTCATCGCCTGGCATCTGATATCGAAATCATGATGCGTGAACGCTTCAGTGTGCTGAACCATATTATCTGGGCGAAGCCGTCCGGACGCTGGAACGGATGCAACAAGGAAAGCCTGCGGGCGTATTCCCCCGCCACAGAGCGCATTCTGTTCGCGGAACATTATCAGGGGCCGTACCGCCCGAAAGATGATGGCTATGAGGCGAAGGGCAGGGTACTGAAACAGCATGTGATGGCCCCGCTGATTGCTTACTTTCGTGATGCGCGAGCTGCCCTGGGGATAACGGCAAAACAGATTGCAGATGCCACAGGAAAGAAAAACATGGTGTCGCACTGGTTCAGTGCCAGTCAGTGGCAGCTACCGAACGAAAGCGATTATCTGAAATTACAGTCGCTGTTTGCCCGGGTGGCAGAAGAGAAACATCAGCGCGGTGAACTGGAAAAGCCCCACCACCAGCTGGTGGATACGTATACGTCACTGAACCGGCAGTATGTGGAGCTGCATAGTGAATATAAGCATCTGCGGCGGTATTTTGGTGTGACGGCGCAGGTGCCGTACACGGATGTGTGGACACATAAACCGGTGCAGTTCTATCCCGGGAAACATCCGTGCGAAAAACCGGCAGAAATGCTGCAGCAGATAATCAGCGCGAGCAGTCGTCCGGGTGACCTGGTTGCAGATTTTTTTATGGGCTCAGGTTCAACGGTAAAAGCGGCACTGGCGCTCGGGCGTCGTGCGATTGGCGTTGAACTGGAGACCGGACGTTTTGAGCAGACAGTCAGGGAAGTTCAGGATTTAATCGTTTGAAACGGATGAGATTGCAGAATTAATTACGCACCATTATTATTCTGCTCCCGGCCCTTTAGCTCAGTGGTGAGAGCGAGCGACTCATAATCGCCAGGTCGCTGGTTCAAATCCAGCAAGGGCCACCATCACATACCGCCATTAGCTCATCAGGAAAGAGCGCCAGCCTTCGAAGCTGGTTGCGCGGAGTTCGGGTCCCCGAAGGCGGTTCATTATCTGTATCCTGCGTTGTTAGCTCAGCCGGACAGAGCAATTGCCTTCTAAGCAATCGGTCACTGGTTCGAATCCAGTACAACGCGCCACACTTATTTTCCCTGGCTCGCTTTTGCGGGCCTTTTTTTTAAATGTCTCACAATTCAGACGGTTGACAGTTGTCTGTTTTGCGGGGAGTTTGTTAAAAGAAACTGGCATGGTGAATCCCCCTGTGCGGAGGGGCAATCAGCGAGTAGGTATATGGGATAATCGCGGATTCAGGTGCTGGTACTGAATTCACCGGGAGGCACCCGGCACCATGCAATGGCACATAGCGCCACTCTCCAGCCCCTCTCCGGAGGGGCTTTCTTATGGACAAAAAAGCCCGCGCAGGGAGACGCGGGCGGCAAGGAATAAACAACAAAACGTGAAGTAATATTTCAGCTGGCGAATAATATCCGACAGTAATCACTCTGCGCAATAGTGCGGCCTTTTTCGTATTGCGGGCTGTTGTCTCTCTTCTGCCATTGTCCTGTAACTTCCGGACTTCAGCCCGCTCCTCATTTTACTCACAATATTATCCCGGCCGGGAGGATTCATGGCATTTAAACACTATGATGTTGTCAGGGCGGCGTCGCCGTCAGACCTTGCGGAAAAGCTGACACACAAACTGAAAGAGGGCTGGCAGCCATATGGCGGACCGGTTGCCATTACGCCGTACACACTGATGCAGGCGGTGGCTATTGAAGGAGATCCACAGGTCGGCCCTTCATCTGAGCCGGACTGGTTCTACGTGGTTGTGCTTGCCGGACAGTCCAACGGCATGGCCTACGGTGAAGGGCTTCCGTTATGGCTGCATTCAGGATGCGGACGCACAGCGCGAAGGTATTAACGCCTCTGCCCGCTACCCGAAAAACTGGGTGACCACCGGCGATCCGGCGCGTGAGTTCACCATGATTCAGTCAGCACCGCTGATGCTGCTGGCTGATCCTGATGCGTTCGTGTCCGTACAACTGGCGTAATCATGGCCCTTCGGGGCCATTTTCTCTCTGTGGAGGAGTCCATGACGAAAGATGAACTGATTGCCCGTCTTCAGGTGCTGGGTGAGCAACTGAACCGTGATGTCAGCCTGACGGGGACGAAAGAAGAACTGGTGCTCCGTGTGGCAGAGCTGGAAGAGGAGCTTGATGACACGGATGACGCTGCCGGTCAGGACACATCTGTCAGCCCGGAAAATGCGCTGACCGGACATGAAAATGAGGTGGTATCAGCGCAGCCGGATACCGTGATTGATACGGCTGCTCTGGTCACGGTCGTGGCACTGGTGACGCTGCATACTGATGCACTTCACGCCACGCGGGATGACACTGTGGCATTTGTGCTGCCGGGAACGGCGTTCCGTGTCTCTGCCGGTGTGGCAGCTGAAATGACAGAGCGCGGCCTGGCCAGAATGCAATAACGGGAGGCGCTGTGGCTGATTTCGATAACCTGTTCGATGCTGCCATTGCCCGCGCCGATGAAACGATACGCGGGTACATGGGAACGTCAGCCACCATGACATCCGGTGAGCAGTCCGGCGCAGTAATACGTGGTGTTTTTGATGACCCTGAAAATATCAGCTATGCCGGACAGGGCGTGCGCGTTGAAGGCTCCAGCCCGTCCCTGTTTGTCCGGACTGATGATGTGCGGCAACTGCGGCGTGGAGACACGCTGACCATCGGTGAGGAAAACTTCTGGATAGACCGGGTTTCGCCGGATGATGGTGGAAGCTGTTATCTCTGGCTCAACCGTGGGCAACCACGGGGATTTACAACGATTTGGCCGCCGCCTCAGCCTGTATGTGAACACGGCAGCGGAAGCCATTCGCGCCCTGTCGATGCAGATGCCGGGCTTTCGCCTTCAGATGAACGAAGGCTGGTACCAGATACGTATTGCCGGTGAAGACACGGCACCGGAGGTGGTGTACGCCCGCCTTCACGAACAGCTGGGTGAGGGAACGGTCATCCACATTGTGCCGCGACTGGCCGGGGCCGGAAAGGGTGGACTGCAGATTGTGTTGGGGGCGGCAGCCATCGTGGGCTCTTTCTTCACGGCCGGAGGCTCGATGGCGTTATGGGGTACAGCCCTGAGTGCCGGTGGTTTTTCTGCCACCACGATGCTGTTTTCACTGGGTGCCAGCATGATACTGGGCGGTGTGGCCCAGATGCTGGCCCCGAAGGCAAAAACACCGGATTACCGCGCAACGGATAACGGCAGACAGAACACGTACTTTTCCTCGCTGGATAACATGATTGCCCAGGGGAACCCGATGCCGGTGCCTTACGGGGAAATGCTGGTTGGCTCCCGCCGTATATCCCAGGACATCAGCACCCGTGATGAAGGCGGGGGCGGAAAGGTCGTGGTTATCGGGCGGCAGGGGTAAAAAGAATAAAAAAATCCCGCAGTGATCGCGGACAGGAACTGCGGGAGAGTTACGAAGATTAAGTGTAAGGAATTATTCTTATATCACGACAAAAAAATTAACGCAGAGAAATTATACGCGCCACGGTCAGTTTGTGAAAATGTGAAGATATTCAGAATTTTTATGCCATTACCGGTTTTAACCAACAGGATTATCGGTGGGCATGAAAGAAAACCCCGGTATCTGCTGATACCGGGGTTTCTCTTTAGCATGGCAGAAATGTGTTTCATGCTTTTCGGGCGAAGGATATCCGACTTCTGTACGGAATGGCAAGTGGCGGTTAATTTATTCAGGGGAAGGCTGTATGGGAAAAGGTGGCGGTAAGGCACACACGCCTCGTGAGGCGAAAGACAATCTCAAATCCACGCAGATGATGAGCGTGATTGATGCGATTGGTGAGGGACCGATAGAAGGCCCGGTGAAAAGCCTGCAGAGTATTCTGGTGAACAAAACCCCGCTGACGGACACGGACGGTAATCCCGTGATACACGGTGTGACCGCGGTCTGGCGTGCCGGGGAGCAGGAGCAGACACCACCGGAAGGCTTTGAGTCCTCCGGCTCTGAAACTGTACTGGGTGTCGAAGTGACCAGGGCAAAACCGGTAACACGCACCATTACGTCAGCGAACATTGACCGCCTGCGGGTGACCTTCGGGGTGCAGTCACTGGTGGAGACCACGTCAAAGGGTGACCGTAATCCGTCCTCTGTCCGTCTGCTGATTCAGTTACAGCGTAACGGTAACTGGGTGACAGAAAAGGATGTCACCATTAACGGCAAGACCACCTCACAGTTCCTGGCCTCGGTGATTCTGGATAATCTGCCTCCCCGCCCCTTTAACATCCGGATGGTCAGGGAGACGGCGGACAGCACCACGGACCAGCTGCAGAACAGAACGCTGTGGTCGTCATACACCGAAATCATCGATGTGAAACAGTGCTACCCGAACACGGCCATTGTGGGGATGCAGGTGGATGCGGAGCAGTTTGGTGGTCAGCAGATGACGGTGAACTACCATAGCCAGGTAACACAGAGTTATGACAGCCCGCCGGTTCTGGTGGGCTTTTTTGTGGGGGGAATATGTCAGTACAGATTTCAGGTGTGCTGAAGGATGGTACAGGAAAACCGGTACCGGACTGCACCATAGAGCTGAAAGCCACGCGAACGAGTGAGACGGTGATAGTCACCACGGTGGCAGAGCACCAGCCAGGCGAAACGGGCAGTTACAGCATGCAGGTTGAGCCGGGGCGTTATCGTGTGACCTTGTGCGTGGAAGGTCGTCAGCCGGCATGCGCCGGCGAGATTGATGTCATGGCCGACGACGAACCGGGCACCCTGAATGCCTTTCTGCTCCGTGAAACGGATGCAGCGTATTATCCTGATGCACTGAAGAAGCTGGAAGCGGCGGCGGATGAGGCTGTGCGCAGGGCGCGAGAAGCTGCTGAGAAAGCCGAAACTGCCGTGGGGCCACAGGGACTGAAAGGCGACACCGGAGCAACTGGTCCACAGGGACAGAAGGGGGACAAGGGCGATACAGGCCCGGCAGGGCCACCGGGGCCGAAAGGGGATAAAGGTGACAAGGGCGATAAGGGGGATACAGGTCCGAAAGGTGAGCAGGGCGATCCGGGCGGACCACAGGGACCGAAGGGCGACAAGGGGGATACAGGCCCGGCAGGGCTTCAGGGGCCAAAAGGGGATACGGGAGCCGCAGGCCCGGCAGGGCCTCAGGGGCCAAAAGGGGATACGGGAGCCGCAGGTCAGGCAGGGCCTCAGGGGCCAAAAGGAGATACGGGAGCCGCAGGTCCGGCAGGACCTCAGGGGCCAAAGGGAGATACGGGAGCTGCAGGCCCGGCAGGACCTCAGGGGCCAAAAGGAGATACGGGAGCCGCAGGTCCGGCAGGACCTCAGGGGCCAAAGGGAGATACGGGAGCTGCAGGCCCGGCAGGACCACAGGGGCCAAAAGGGGATACGGGAGCCGCAGGTCAGGCAGGGCCTCAGGGGCCAAAAGGAGATACGGGAGCCGCAGGTCCGGCAGGACCTCAGGGACCGTCAGGAAGTCCTGACAGCGGACTGTTTGGTGTCGGTTCTTTTGTCCTTGCGGCATATTATGCGACGAGTTATTCGGGGGATATGGCACCGGGCTCAGCCATTGCCGGCTCATCACTGTCTGCATGTTGCCTTTCGAATGGTACTCCCCTGGTTGCTTCCGGTAATGTGGGGGAGACCCGTTTACCGGGCACGTGGCGTGCATGTGGTCCGATGCTATGGACATCATCTCCGGGTATCAGACAGGCAGGATTATTTCAGCGCATATCATAGAGGAGGTCATGGTGGATAAGGGAAAAGAGATTCTTGCAGTACGAAATGCAGCCAGCAACGAATATGGCGGGATAAACTGTGAGGTGCAGTTTGAAGACGCGGTGAATGAAAAAGGGGAACAGGTATGGCTGCCGTATACTGCAACGGAAACGGATAATACAGAACACGGAAAAGCATTGTGGTCTGGGCTGACAGCAGGAACGTACGGAAGCGTGAGTGCCTTTGTTGCCACGGAAGCAGTACTGGAAGCGGCAAAGGCGGCGAAACGGGAAGAGATTAATATCTGGCGTGATGTGCAGGAGAATATGGAATACGTGATGGAATTCAACGGAAGGAACTGGGATTACGGCAAGAAGACGTTGTCCAGGATAAGCACGACACGCCTGATGGCAGAGAATAACCGTCTTCCGGAAGGTTTTGCCTGGACCGACGGGGATAATAATGTGGTGCCGGTGACGGCGGCGGAGATAATTGCGCTGGCAGATGCGACAGAGCAGGCGATGTTTGCGAAGGGAGTGGAGATTAATACACGGCAGTTGCAGATGAAAGCCGAGGTTGAGGCGCTGACAGACCTGAAGGCGATCCGCAGTTATGCTGTCGGATGGCCTGCTGGCTGA